ACAACATTAGGTATAATAGGATAGAACTTTAATTCTAATGCTGATTCATCTTCCTCAACTAGAATGTTAACTATATCTTCTACTTCAGGATCCTCATTTATAAGATAATCTTTCTTGTCAATTATTCCTTTGGCTAACTTGTAGTTCTTAAGTAATCTTTTTGAATTTCTTTGTATTTGTCTAACTCCTTGCCATTCTAACCAATCAAGATTCCATGCGGCCCACTCTTGATCCTTATCTGACGATGGTAAAAATTGAACAGGTTGTGTTAAAGAATTAACTTTCTTGTTGTTCTTACTTTTCTTACCACCTTTAGCTTGTAATGCATTAATAATTTCCATTATCTTATATTTTTAAATGCTGATTTTCTGTAACCGGATAAAGCTCCCCTGCTTTTCTTTCCAATATTATTAAACGGGCTCACTGATAATTTACTCATTTTATTTGACTTTTGCAAGTTTTCATTTTTATATTCAGTGATTTTCTTGAGTCCTCTATTAGAGTTTTGAACTTGTATAAAACTTACTAATGCAGCAAATGAAATAAGTCTATCTGTGTTAAGCTTGTCTTCATATTTTTCCATTTCTGTAATTAACATAATATCAGGTATTCTTTCAATACCTAACACTCTACTTACTTCATTACCTTCTTCATCATGTTCTACGTCAAGTTCTTCAGATATAAACTCTGTTACATATGGTAGCATACCTTGCTTGAACATTTGTCCTGTATTCTTCCAACCATAGTCTTGATAAACAGATCTATTAGAGTTTAATTCTTTTAAGAATAACATTTGATCTTTAGGGACTAGATACTTTTGGTTTCTTTGATTGATCATATAAGTGATAAAACCTGGAATATTGTTCTCTACAATCGTCCATGCATTATACCATCTTATAATTAATTCTAATCTCTTGTGTGTCTTTTTAATGTCATCAAATCTACCGCACCATGCTGCTACAATTTTACCAGGTTCAACATAAGTTCTTGTTTCATCAGAATCTACTTTAGTTACTTCTATTGAGTTTTTGTATATGTAAATAGAACATAAGGAATCTGATGTGGAACTTTTACCTTCTGACACGGGGTCAATTGATGCATAGTAGACTCCCCATTCTGGTTTCTCAGGTGGTCTTTCCCATACAGATATAACACCTTCTTTATTTTCAGTCTTAGGATTTATAGGGAAATCCATTATAGGAATTTTACTTGATTTTTTAATCTCAATCTTTTTATTCACTATGTCTTCTTCCAGATCTATATATTCAGTGTAATATTTCTTATCCTCAATATTCCTTCTTTGAAGTGCTAGTAAGTTTACAGGGAAATAAGACTCCCTTCTAAAAGCAAAACCTTCTTCTATATTAGTTGGTTTTTGGGATATTCTTAATTGATACTGAGCAGGACTTAGTTTTTTCTTCCAATCTTTTCTTTCTTCTCTGATTGCTTCTAGAGCTTCTTCAACAAGTGAATTACCATAGTCATCTATATAAGGAGGCATAGACCATTGTTCTGGAATGAATAGGCCACTAACCCCTTCTGAACCTTTTTTATCAAGTAAGTTACTATAGACAGGAAATATATCATTCTCTACAGGATTTAACACCATTTCCTTTAAGGGTTCACATTGATCTAAATCACCCACTGAACCTGCTGCAATAAACATCCCTGTTGTCTGCATACCTGATTTAAGTGCAGGTAACATAAACTCAAAAGTAGTTAGCATTTTTGGAGCAATACCTGCTTCTTCATGGAAGAAATAAGTACATGGTCCACCTACACCTGCTGTTGCATCTTTTTCAAAAGATGTTCCTGTTATTACAGACTTTAAACCTTTTGTTCTATCTTGACCATTAACTGTTGTTTTAATCTTTTGTTCCCAAGATAACACCTTTTCAGGATTTGATGGTCTATACCAAGCAGTGTGCTCATTTAAAAAGTTTTTGTATTCATCTAAGAATCTCCAAGTACCTTCTTGATTTATATAAGTTTTTAAAGATGCTCCTATTTTAGATACAGAACCTTCTTCAAACCAATACTGGTTAATTAACTTAGCAGCATGATAATAAGAAGATGCAATTTGTCTTTTCTTAAATATTGCACAATGCACATCATGTAGTTCAGCCAATATTTCATAAAGAGCCATGTGGTACTGAGCATCTCTTATGTCAGCAAAACCAAACTTTTTAATTTCTTTATTGTAGATAGGTAAGAAATTTAACCACATATAGTAATCTCTTGGTAAATACCAAGAAGTACCTTCAATCTCAACAATTAATCCTTTTCTACATTTTGCTTTCTCAGAATCCCAATATTTTATAAAATCTTTTGATCTAAAAGGAGCTGTTGAATAATAACCTTGTTCTTTGAATTTAAAACCTTCCTTCTTAAATACCTTACTGGAATGTTCTGTGAATTCATATTGACCGGGTTCTTTGAATACAGATAATACAAAATTTTTAAAATCCTCTTTAGACTCAAAAGATCTTGTGGTATATTCACCATCCTTATAATAAGGAATGTCTGTATAATCAACCGTCATATGCTAAATTTTTATTACCCCTTACATTTATTTCTTGCTCATCTTTAAGGTCTTTGTACACCCCTTTAAATGATTGTCTAATGCTGTCAAAGTCTTTAGCTACTCTTGATATTTGATTTATGTTACCATCTTTACCATCAGTAATTTGCGCTTTAGCCATATAATCAGCCATTCTATCTAATGCTATCTTTAATCCATTATAAGCTCTTGATGTAGGTGTTTCATAAAGCTTCTCACAGAATTTTAAACCTTTTTCAATGAATTCACAATCTAAAGATACTTCTAACTCTACTTCATCTATTATAAGTGATTCTTTATCTTGTAACTTCAAATTAAAAAAAGGATTATCATCTGGGTCAGGACATGTCATATAAAACAAGTATTGATACACTTTAAGGTAATCATCCGGATACTCTCCTTTTATATCCTTTAGTGTTTTTAATGTATGACAATGCTCTGTTTCAATTACTTTATCATTTTGTATGTCAAATAGTTTAACTTTCATATCTAAGCATGTTTACCAATGTTAGCATTTCATCTTTTAAGTAAGGCACTTCATAATCTATAATTTCATCCATTACAGGATTATCCTCACTATCTAATAGATGAATTGGGTACCCATGCTTGTCTTCACCAGATGTTTTAAATTTTACATGTCTGATGGTTAAAGAACCGGGTTTTAACTTTGGATTATGTTTTAGCATCATATACATATATAAACTCATTTGTAATGTATAGTGAATATAGTTACAATCATCTAAGTGGGATAACGGACTTTCCATTTTTTGAGAAATGCCTTCCCAATTCACATAAGATTCTTTTTTAATCTCTTTGTTTGTTTTATAGTCCATGATATTGATTTTACCATTAACTACTTCAACATAATCTGCTTGGCCGCATATAGAAATTGATTTTAAATATGCAAAATGCTCAGGATAAACACCCTCTTCTAATTTTTGTTTAGGTGATAGTTTAACATCTCCTTCCATAATAGGTTTTATCACAGGAATATTAATACCTTCTCTTTCCATAGAATCTAAACATAACAAGTCTGCTTCTCTTTGATTATGATAAAAGTTACCAAGCTTTAAAGCCCTCTTAGTTTCTGATGACCATATGTCAAGTATTTCTTGTTTTGTTAAACCATACCATTTAGATTTTTTGTTTTTAGCACATTTCTCTGCTATGGCATTTCCATTAAACGGTTGTTTATATTTACCAATAAAACTGGTTACACTGGTCCATTTAATAGGCTCTTCTGTGTTAACACTTATATAACTATGTGTGTCTTCTATAAATTTAATCATTTTTCTTTTGGTTTTTGTTGGTCTAAATAATCTTCTAAAGCATCGTCTTCTTCTTCAGACAATACCTTTCCCCATTTTTTTACATCACATTCAGCAGATAGAGATCTAAGTTTTATACTTAATGTACATCCGCATAAGCCGCAGCAAGGTTGGGAACCTTTTACTTCACACTTATCACCTTTTGTGTCTAAGTCTGGACACTTCTTACAGAATTCAAATCTTTCATTAGCTATCTCTTCAACATGTTCTTTTTTAAATATGTTATTTTTGATACCTTCTAAGATCTGTCCTTTATGCTTCCATATCTTTAATAAATTCATCTCTTTCTTTTCTTTTTTGTGCTTTTCTTAAATTCTCTTCTTTTAATGAAGAAAGCAACTTCTCTATTTTGGACATGTTATCTTTAACTTTTTTGTATCCTTTATAATAATTAAATGACAACGTATCAGGATTTGTTTCTTTTATGAAACTTTCATTTCTTTTAACATATCTCTCAAGAGAAGATTGCTTAACTTCAAAGGTACCTAAGTTATCTAACTTTATTCTTGGGTTATCTAAACCTTTAAATTCTTTTCTGACATCTTCATAGTAAAAACTAATAATATCATTTATCATTACTTCATCTAAGTCTTTGTCCTTTGCTATGTCCTTACACAGGTTTTTCGATTTGTATGCTTTCATCTACCTTTATTGCTGTAATGTTTAATAGTATATTGTTATCATTTGCTACATTAAAGTCTTT